CAATTACACCTCCATATATGTCTTTAACGATTGGCGCATTATCGCGGCGCTTCAAAACAATCCCCATACTTTTGCGTTTCGGTTTTTCCGGCTTGTCTTCATATAACATCCCAATATATCGCTTCTTCGAAAGCAGACAAAACGGCATCAGCGTCTTCTCATATACCCATGCATGCGGCGACTTCAAGAACTTCGTAGCAAGATTGCCCACCTCTTTCGCAAACTCGATTGTAATTTCAAGAGCATCCTTTCCGCGTATCGGGATTCCATCAGATGTAGCGAGATTAAATGTAAAGAATACAGAATCCGTGTTATGAACTATAATATTACCAATTCCTGCCGCAAAATGATGATTTTCAGTTGTAAGATCGTATACATATTCTCCATCAGGATATGAAATTTCATGGATTTTTTTAACAAGATTTTTATTTGTTTCATGATTCGCATTCTTCGGAACTTTTATTACATAATTCGATGTTTCATCTTCAATATTATAATCCAATGAAAGTGTATGTCCATGAAACCTACTGAGTTCATCCCATTTAAGTGCTGCCTTATATTGGGATGTCGGAACCACGACCTTAGCCCCTATATTTATTCTGACATTATCAGGATGTTTATATGTATCGTGTTCAAAATGTAACAACTCTGTCTTATTCTTAACAACATCATTGGGAGATATTTCGTTACCATTTATGTCTACAAGCGAATGGTCATCTGTTACGTCTACTAATCCTGTATGAGTTAAAACTCGAATCATTTTTTTATGAGGCGCCAACCTATGACGAATAATTCTATTAAGTTTCGTCCATCCTTTATCTGACCACGTTTCGATATTCATTGACGGAATCATCTCACAATATTCTTTTCCTTCTTTACCTTCCTCTTTGCTATAAACCCATCCATTTTTATCTCCATATAACTGTGCTAACTCGTCTATCTTTATGATATTCATTTGTCCACCATTCTCTCTAATATATATAGGCGTATAGTTCGCAACACTGTCACCATATATGTACTCAGCTTTTGTATTTACAAAACCGAATTTCTTAGACTCTACTTTTGCATCCCCATATACTTCCTCTACAATCCTTTTACCATATGTTAGCAGTTTACGACCTGTTGCCGTCGTCGATGCCGCAATATCCACATCATAAAATGTACTCGTCTTTGCTCCACATTGTCCATAGAGTGAATTCGCCGTTACTTTATAACCAAGTTGCCGTTTATCTAAAATATTCGCCATAAAGGGGTCATCTGTTGCTTCCGCTAGTTTACGCGTAGCTTTGCGGGCGGCAAGTAATTCTTCAAGCACCGTCGGCATGATTGCTTTAATACCGTCTTTTGGTTGTGCAAATCGGCAAATTTTAGTACCATTTAGTGTTTTAATAGCACGTCCGCGTTGATTCGGAACCCATTTATATGTATCATATGTTACATCCACATATTCGTATCCATCCATATTGTCGAATATATAGTTACCAGACGGGTCTTTTATTCCTGTTTCGCGAACCAGTTGCCCAACCAAGTCGAATTCCTTCGTCCATACTTTGCTGTCATGTGACAAATTCTCGCTAATCATTGATGACGGATATAGAGACGAGTAGTCAAGACATGCTACAGGATTGTCCAAGTACAAGTTACACTTCGGTGGAAGACAGATTGCACCTTCATAACTTTCGTTTCCGAAAGACCTTTCAATCACAGGCATAAGTGTGCGCTTCTCGCGACATTTTTTCGCAATAAAACTTGTAAGCTTAATGCTTTGTCCGCGCAGTACAAGGAAACTAATAGGCACACTACAAATCTTCGCCATCTCAATATATCCAGTCATGACATCGATTTTATTCATAAGATGATGAACCAAGTTACAATCCTGAATACAGTATTTCGCAATAATCGCGCGCTCCGCCGGCCCTTCATTTGTCATTCTGAAAATATCCTGTGGAGTTACATCGTCCTTAGCTAAACCCCAGCGCACAGATTTCGTCATATCCGGCATCTCATGTCCCTCGATTTCAAAAGTTCGCTCAGCAAGATTCACATTTGCAACCTTGAATTTTGCTCCATCCTTGTATGTATCTGTTGAGTGACTGGATTCTTCGAAATGTATATAGTTGCCGTTCTCAAGTCCCATCAGATTTGAGCTAACTATTTTTGTATTACCGCTAGGAAGATGTTCTAGTTTTTTCACACCGTCTCCAATAAAGTACCCTGCACAGTAATCCAGTTTATATGATGTAAGATTGAAATCACGACGGAAATAGTTGTACAAGTCGATTTGAAGTCGTCCTTTCATTTCAATATATCGCAAATCATGTTGTCCACTAGCAATAACAATACTGCTTTCCTTAATTCCAATCTTGCCTGTATTATAGTCACGTGACCCGCAAAATTCGCCCTTATTTCTCGACAATTTAAGGAATTCATTTTCGCACGAGTTTTCAAGTGAGCGACGAAACATAAACTCGAAATCAAACCCACAAATATTGTAACCGATTATAATATCCGGATTCTCACGCTGGATGATATCTGTCCATGCAAGCAGCAATTCACGCTCTGTTTTACATGTCTGTATCTCCGAATTCGCTACCTCATCTTTCAATGTGTTGCATGTGTCGAGAACGATACAGTGGTTGAGATAGGGTCGCTTTTCGCCATACGTGAGGAATGTCGAGCCAATAAATGTGACTTTGTCTCCTTCTACGGGTGGAAATATTTCTTGCAGTGATACATTTAACTTATTGATTTTTGTTTCGCGATCCATTTTGTCGGCCATCGACGTAATTAGATGAATAACGGTTTCTTTTTGAATAGGTGGGGGTGGATTTGACTTTGCTGTTTTTGTCGTTTTGGTCTTTTCTGTTTTGGTTGATTTTATGCCTGCATACGCCATAAGCAAATCGTTTGCACTTTTATCTTCTTCTTCTTCTTCTTCATCTTCTTTTTCTTCAATATCTACATATTCTTCTTCTATGTCTATGTCAGCATCTTCGCCATCAGCGTCAGCATCTTCGCCATTATCATCTTCATCATGTGCTTTGTTACTCTCGGCGATTTTTTCAAACATTTTCTCAATGGTGTTGCTTTCCTTTAACGCTTCGTTCATTTTAATATCCGGAATATGAAACGAAACCCATACATCAAATAATGTAGCAAGTCGCTGTTCTGATACTTTAATCTTTGTATATATGCGGTCAATATCAGGATGTGCTGGCGTTCCATATCCAAATGCTGTATATACGAGTTGTTTCAAAAGTGCCGGAGTAATATGTTCCATAGCTTCTGCACTTGATGTCACTCCTGCATTTCGACAAATAGCGTCACAAACATCAACAATATTTGTAGCAAGTTTCTTATAAGTCTTGATTGGAATCGGGAAATCTCCGTGACTACTACTTGCCTCAATATCAAAACTACATATTTTGTAGGGCACAATCGTTTCCTTGGTATTTAGAGGAACAATATCTGTAGACGCAATTTCGTATTCATATGTACAAGTCGTCGTTTTCAGTGTCCCACGCGTTTGTTTCGCTTTCTTCGCCTCGAACCCAATCCAACCCGATGGGCTTATATCATGAACATGAAAGAATCGCAAAATAGGCGGAATATTTGACTCATATATTTCGGTTCTTGTATTGAAATAGGGATACCCGTCGCGCTTCAAAACTTGCTTTCCATCTTTACCGTTTTTAAACCACATATTCTTTACTTTATTCATTGTCGCCACATTTTTGAATTTTATTAGAATAAATTTGTGTTCCTTTCCGCCATCAAAACCGTACAACTTTTTCCTCCTTATTAGTTTCGACTCGACATCAAGAATAGAATTCTCATAAAATCTACCGACTTTCTCTTTTAAATGTGAAATAAAAGCCCCCTTTTGAGGTATAGACCATTCGTCGCCGACTTTGATATAGAAGAATGGCTGATAGTCGCGAACAAATATTGCACATGTTTCACCTTTTTCATTTAGACCAAACATTTGAATTGTTGTGAACTTTTCATCTTTTTTATATTTCTTTTGTCCATTATCGCCGCCATCACCATCGTCGTCGTCGCCCCCGTCTTCGTTTCGTCTCCACGATGCTTCTTCATTGTCGGCGCCTCCGTCTTCCTCTTGTTCGCGTTTTTCATCAAATATATTGAAGTCTAGTAAACGAAATGATGTATCATATTTGGGTATAGTTGTAGTTGATTGTGTTTGTGCTTGAGCGCTTGTTGACATTGTATTTTTGTTTGTTGCGTAATGATTGTGTACCTTGATGGTTGTTCTGTTTATATATACCAAACTATGTTTATTATGTTTATCAATTTTTATAATAACCGAAAATCGCGGATATTATAAAATAAATACAAATATAAATATACTTACACTTAAATGCACTCACTTCTAAGCTCTAGCATTTGCATTTGCAACCACGGCATCGTTTAGTGCAGCAGAATCTTTTACCTGTGCAGCAAGGACAGGTAGAACGCTTGCATCCTCCGGGACATATGCAAGCGCGTTTGCGTCCATGTCCGCGCGTTTTACGTGTTCCGCTACGACGATGACGACGCGTGTGTTTGCGTCTTCTAGTTCTACCGCCACCCATGGGAGCAAAGCTAGGACCATTATAAACACTACCGCCACCACTCATTGGTGGCTGACTCACTGGAGAACTACCACAACTACCTCCACCTGTTTGTATACCTCCACCACTATTACAACCACAACCCATTTTATTTTTATATAGTATAGCTATATTAAAATATAAACATTTTGCTAAACATTTGGTAAAATATTTATATTTATCTTAATTCATCGCCTTTTTCTACTATGAATTTTACGTAACTTACGTTTATATTTTTTACGCGTTCCACTAGCTCCACCTTGACGTTTAGTTCCTTCTTTTCCTTTTTCTTTGTCTTTGTCTTTTCCTTTTCCTCTAGCTTTTGGAGATAAAGATCTCGCCTCTATTTTTTCAAATTTTGGTGTCGATGGTTTTCTTCCTTTTGGTGATTTTGAAGATGAAGATGACGACGACGGTTTTTTTCTTGCGCGTGCACCTACACCCGTTCCTCTTCCTAAAGGAGACAACCGAGGAGAAACAGATTTTGCTTCTAGTCTTTGTTCTTCCTCAAATGCTAATATTTCATTTGGTGATAATGAAACAGGAGAAATAGAAGAGATAGAAGAAGAAGATGAAAGAGGTGACTCGGGTTTTTTAGCCTTTCCTGCTACATCTCCTTTTTCTTTTTGTAGTCTTTTTTCTAATTTTTTTTTAAGTTTTTTTTCGTCTTCTTTTCTTTTTACTAATTTTGTAATGTCAAGAGCCTTCACTCCACTATCATCTGGAACTACTTGCGCTTGCGAAGGCGGTTGTGCTACATGTGCAGGATGCATACTTTCCGGTCCTCTTGCTCCAGGTGGAACTACTAATATATCACGTTTCGGAGAAACAGAATGATCAATTCTTGGTTCTTTTTTATTAGACATATATAATAATAAAATAATAATAAAATATTTTAGTAATATATAAATAAATAAAAATGCTTACACTTAAGGATTTGTCCATGGGAATTAAAGTTATCGGTATTTTATACCTTTTTTATCTTCAGTATACAAATATGGTAAGTATCCCAATGTCTGTTGTTGTTCTCATTGCTTTAGGTTCATTGGGTTCAGCATTAGCATGTAAATCAAAGATGAATGAAGGGTATTTTTATCATAGATACTACAATTACGCGGTTGCTTTAGCTGGTGTTGTTGTAATTATGAAAGAATATATGTGAAATTTGCATTCTTTCATCATTTGAATTTATTGCTCTTAATGTTATACAAAATATGTGGTTAAAACATATTTTGTATACGCAAAATATTTAGTGAATAATATTATCAACGACGGCGACTATGACGGTGTCTACGCGTTTTTTTTCTGCGAGTATGACGAACACGTTTTTGTTTCTTTGATTTTCTCCGACGGTGAGTGTTGCGTCTGGATTTATTACCTCCCGCACGCATATCTGGTTCAATAGTGGGAGGTTTTGCGGATTGATGTGATGTTTTAAACGAGGTAGTGCGTAGAGCGGGTCCGCGAGTATTATTAGCGCGTACTTTCTTACGTAAAAATTCACCAAGTGTCGATGTAAATGTAGGCCAAGTTTCATTCTTAGTAATCATAGGATTATTATATACCGCTTGTACTGTAAGTTTCTTCTTCAACTCAGGATAAGCATTTAAATAAGAGGTAATAGTATTCATTTGTCTCTCTTTTAATTTCTCAGCATCTGTCTTCCTCGGGATAACCGTATTCATTTCATATGCATCACCATCGGTGACTGCTGCTTGAGCTGGTGCTGCTTGAGTTGTTTCTGCTCTGTTCGTATTATATGTGCCTAACGTATTAAAACCTGTTAATAGTTCTTCCATACCATGACCATCATCGGTAATTGCTTCTGCTGCTTGATCTGTTTCTGCTGCTCTTTTTTCTTCTTCTTCTTCTGACTCATCATCATGATAATATTGCTGTTGCGGCTCCCGAGCATGCGTACTCTTCGCATATTGCGGGTTTCGCCATTTTTTCGCTGTGTTCTTCCATTGCTGAGCCGCACTCTGCCGCCGTGCGTCTTCCTCATCAGCTGGAGTAGTAAACATATTTACTTTATCTACTCTTTCTACTAGTTCATCCATAATATCAGGATTGCTGATTATTTCTATATATATAATATATAATATAAAAATATTTACTAAAATTAATTATACATAATTTATATAATGAAGTTAAAAGATTTTGGAATAATAATTCGAACAATTGGTATTATTTGTTTATTTTTATTACTAATACAAAAGAAAGTAAATATTCCTTTGTATATCGTTGTGCTGATTACTATAGGATACTTATCCTCTGCTATTTCTTGTAATGTTAAACTCTTTTCTCCTTCAATGGAACATCATAAAATTGTTCACTATTTTATTGCATTTTTAGGAATAATTGTTATTCTAAAGTATTACTCCGTCTTATAACACGTTAACAAACGCGCCGATGGGTCTTTCTCTTCACAAAATGGATGTCGCCAGAAGTAGGGGATTGTTTTTTCGCAACCAGGATAGAACTTCTCGAAGATAGTTCTATAATAGAAACTCTCCTTGTCATAGGGTGCATTACATACATGCGTGTATTCTATAAATTCTTTATATTTATTGTACTCTTCATTTGTTACTTTAGTGTCAATATAATCTCGGATAATTTGGAACCAACTTCTTTCATGTCCACTTACGCCATCACTAAAAGCTTCCTTTCTACGCCATAGAATATCATCGGGCAACAGTCCACTAAATGCCTTCCTAAATATATATTTCTCAATTCGCGCATCATCAAACATCTTATATCGTGGTGGAATACCCATAACATATTGTAAAAACTTCTTATCAGCAAAAGGTACACGTGCTTCCAGGCCCGCACCACTAATGCTCTTATCGGAACGCAACAAGTCGAAATAACAAACATCGCGAACCATACGCTCATTTTCACGTTTAAAATCTTCCTCAGTTTGCGCCTTCATAAACCCACGATATGACCCGAAAATCTCATCCGACATATCTCCACAGTAAATAACACAGTCTTCTGTAGTGGCGGCAATATACTTACTTACCAAGTAGTTTGGAACCGATGCGCGAACAGATGTCGTATCATAGCTCTCGATTTGTTGAATTGTTTCTTCAATGGCTCCCAAAAATTCCTCCTCTGTAAGACAAACTTCGTGATGATTTGTCCCCAAATATTCCGCCACTTTTCGCGCCCATACTAAATCCGTCGACCCCTTCAATCCGATACTATACGTATTCAAATCTTTTGCAGGCATATGGCGACACATGATTGCGACGACGGATGAACTATCCAGCCCTCCCGAAAGAAGCGCACCTACCTTGCGATCACTCATAAGGCGCTTTACAACAGCTTCTTCGAACAATGTGGCGATATTTTTGCAAATGTTTTCTTCGGTATCCTCTACAGTAGGGTAGTTGTACATTCGTTCGGTTTGTCCAGTCAAAATATCATGCGTAATATACACATTTTCATAGTAACTATAAAAATTTAAAAACGGAGTATTCGCATTGTCAAATGTCGTGCTTTTAGAATACATGGCATAACAACCAGGTGGAAATTGTTTAGCATTTGGTCTAAAACATTCATTAATCCCTTTAAGCTCACTTGAAACAATCATAGCATTACTATAAGTATAATCGTGTCCCGAAATAAATAGTGAACGTACACCTACAGGATCACGAGCTACGTATGTAGTTTCTGTTTCATAGTCGTGCAAAACAAATGCGAATACACCATCAAGTCGGCGCAACATATCGCGGATACCAATTTTTTTATATAGATGAATAATGATTTCACAATCGGATTGACTTTTGTATTCTTCCTCGAGACCGAATTCTTTTATGAGCTCCCGAAAATTATAGATTTCTCCATTACAAATAAGACGGCAATTTTTAATAAAGAATGGCTGGTTGCTTTCAGGCGTTTGTCCATTAATTGCAAGACGATGGAAGCCCCAAAAACACGCATAGTTTTTTGAAAAGTGTCTATCATTTAGAAAAATACTATTGTCTGGACCACGATGCGAAATTTTGCTGAAATCATGTTGATATGTCTTAATATTTTCTAGTAGATATTTTTTATATTTTTCAAGTGTTCCATTTCTTAAAAAATTTTGAACGAAAAATATACCACACATGTTATTATCAATATTACAAAGAGCAGATATTGGGTATATATTATTATTTTTTGTCTTTAACCCATTTTTTTAAAATATTATAACAAAATATAATATAGTAATATAGTAATATTAGTAAATATAATATAATAGTATGGATTCTGTTTCCCAAGTATATGATAAACCCCAAATGTATGGTGTTCCAAATAAGTTATATTTATGTCAATATGAACGACAAAATGAAATAAATGATAGAATATCATCAAGGAATATTCCATCTGCACCATTGCAACCTTTTTATTATCAGGTGCCCGTATCTACAAAGTACGGTTATATGCCTATTTTAGACCAAAGTAAGCCGGCTACTGTACCTCTTAATAATTATCCCATTTATAATCCTCATACCACATTTAACCCTGGAAATAATATGGCGCCTTGGTCTGGTTTTGCTAACAATGTAAATGTTGAGTCTACGCTGCGTAGTCAGTTTTTTGGATTACAGGATTGCGAACAATCTCAATATGTTCCTTCATCAAACAGCGACCTTTATAATGTTTATGTTCCTCCCAAACCCGTAAAACAACCTTATCCGGATTTATTTAAGAAGGAGATTTTTGACCATTGCAATCCAAATCCTAATAATTTAGGGAATAATTTTTTTAATAATAGTACGCGAACTGAAAATAAAGATATTGTACCCGAAGAGGAGAAACAATTCTATACTAATTAACAAGTCTGTTTTATTTTTATTTTTATTTTTATTTTTATTTTATTTTTATTTTTATTTTTATTATATATTATTTTATAACCTAAGTCGTGTTTAAAATAATATTATTTTATATGTCTTCATGTTAAATGGAAAAGAATGATAAACCAAATATAGAAACTAATGTAACAGATACAACAACAAATACTACTACTACTACTACTACAAATACTAATATGAATAAAATAGACAATATTAACTATATTACTCTTGAAATTATGGCGAATTCTGATACATATAATAAGTATCTAAAAAGAAATAATTTAGAACATGATACGGTACTCAAGGGGGATAAAAGGTTTTATAGAAAACGTATTGCTGCAATGGCGAAAGATATTTTGAATAATAATGTTAATAATAATAGCGACAGTCCTATAAATGACGTTATAATAAATGCATTTAACACATTTGCACGTTTATGTATATCGCATTTTAAATTTAAGGACACCATGGATAATATCCAGGGGGACTATAAAGATATGGTTATAGTAGACACATCTACAGGGGAGGCGTCGAGTGTAGATACCATCGAAGGGTGGTCTATGGATGAAGCGAATAAGTTGTTTATGAAACAAATAGATAAAAAAGTGATAACAATGGATAATTTTGTTACAAAAACTTCACCACCGCAAGATGAAATGATAATACCAAAAACGAAAGACTTAAACTTGAAAGACCCTAAATACAAAAAGAAGGATATTAAAAAGGGTTTTACAAAAAATCATATAAGTAATGGTGTAAAATGGGCGGATACTAATGAAGTAATAGAAGTTAAGGTAACTAAAAGTGAAAATAGTAATATTTAATTTTTATTTAATAATTAATTTTTTTAATTATAGTGAAATAATATATACACAATTACACAAATAGGTAATTATAAAAATACATAACAAATGAAAACAAAAAAAATGGAGAATATTCTGCAGTTTGTAGATAAAAATATGAAGTTTAAGTCTGAAGTTAGAGGCAGACGGCGTGTAACGTCTAAGAGAACATACATGTCAAAAACATTAAAAAACAAGAGTAAACATAATGGAAATCGAATAAATGGAAATCGAATAAATGGAAATCGAATAAATGTAAATAGAAATAGAAATAGAGTAAATATAAATAAAAAAATAGAAAAAGGAGGACCTATTGCACCTGATGTAGAAAAACACCCAGATGGATTTATAAAATTAAAATGTAGCCCAAAACTACAAGAGAATGATTTTACGTGTTATAGCAATGAATCATTAATAAAGCTTAAAAACTTATGGAATGCGCGTCACCCGGATGTGATGATAACAACAAATGACCCGCGTGAGATTTGGGAGGAATTGAAGCGACATTTAAAAAGTGTATGTAATAAAGAATCATGTTGGTTAAAACAGAATTTTGCTTCATCGGGAGTAGATAAAGAAATGTTGAACTATACATTTGCGCCAAAAAGTCCAGATGATTGGAAGAAAAATCCCAACGAGTGGTTAAATAGTATTGATATTGAAAATGTTATGAAACAATATGAGAAAGAATTTCCTTATTTTGATTTTATAGGAGCAGCGCCTATCGATTTCGACTCTCCAAAAATGTATGGTGAATGTGTCTGGGAAGAGTTGTGTCGTTTTGATTTGAATATATCTATCAGAAATGGTCGGAATAAAATCGGATTTATATTTAATACCGATCCTCATTATTTATCGGGTTCACATTGGATATCTATGTTTGTAAATATAAAACAGAAATATATATTCTTTTTTGACAGCACAGGTAATCCTCCACCCAAAGAAGTTAAAAAATTAATTAAAAAAATTATAGAACAAGGAAAAGTTGCCGGAATAGACTTTCGTTATATAGAAAATAAAAAACACCATCAGAAAAAGCCTACCGAATGCGGTGTATATTCTCTTTTTATGATTATTAACTTACTGAAAGAAAATAAAAAGCCTGAAGATTTTCTTATTGATAATTTCCCCGATGAAGAAATGCAGAAATTTCGTAACCATTATTTCAATAGTGAATTGTAACACTTTGGTGGTTTTATTTAGATTGTTAATTCAAATCCAAGTTTACCATACTTGTACAGTTTTCTATTATACGATTTTTAGATGACCATTTATAAAAATGATACATATTTAAATCGGTTATAGCAGTTAATGAACTATAAAAATCATACCCCAATTGATGTACTCCAATTGTATTTATAGATGATACTTTATAAATATTTTTACTTCTTTCCTTATATTCTGTTGGTTCAGATACAGACAAGAAATTTTTAGGTAAATATGGCGTACTGGGGATACTATCATCAATCGTATTTGCCCAAAAATTACAAAATCCAAAAATGTCAATGTCCGGTTTATTTATTATAAACTGTTTTAGAGTATTGTCACTATACTGTGTAAGGTTAGGTGCTGTAGACTCAATAAACTTATTTTTGGGGATATGTAGATACTCATCCAAGTCACAAAAAATCATATAATCATATATATCTTTTCCATATTTGTATAGAGCATGGTGCATCTGGCCCATTTGTGCATGATGCGCGTATTTGACTCCACGAGGATTCCAATAGTGATAATTCCATTCAACTAGCGTAACATCCGGTTTATCGAATATTTTGCTTATTTCTGGTGTAATAAGTCCATTATAATACATGTAGAAATGTTGCACTCCTTGTTCTTTATAATAGTTATAAAATAACGGAAATAAATAATAATCATGTTTAAATAGTGTTGTTAAGGCTAATAAATTGTTCGGATGTATATTCTGAGTCAGATTTGTACACATATGTTGAACTTTATATGATTTTATCATGTTATTAATAAGACTAATATTTACTTTTATAATAGTATTAGGTGGGGTTATGTATTCATACATATATATTAAAATTGGCTCATTCGAATCTTTTACATGACTATTAGATAATTTTACTATTTTATTATTTATATTTACTGTTATGTGATGTGGTGATGCCGGTGAATTGTAGATAGGCATTATCAAATATATTTTATTATTTTTATAAAAAATATCAAAAAATAGTAACTTTGTATTATTAATGGGAAAATACTGCGGTTTGTATGATTTTTGAATAACTGCATTTATATTTTTTATAGGTAACATTATTACTACTGATATTACTATTACTATTATTATTTAAAATATTTTTAAACATATTTTAAAAAAATGAATAATATTATAATTTTTATTACCTATCAATAAAATTTCCTATTATAGATACTGTATTTTGTAGTTCATGAAAAATATATTTTGAAGGAACATACACTCCTAATTTATCATGTATGTGCATAGTCGATAATAAATCATCAGATGGAATATTTATAGAGTCTTTGGTATAATGTAATATTTTTTCTGCGCCATTTTTAGATACAATATAACAAGTAGTTCTATTAAAATATTGTTTATGAATAGTATTCCAAAATTCGTTTATTTTATTATTAAATATAAATGGATTCCAATCAGATTTAGAAATATGACATACATCAAAGTCACTAGGTATATTAATTAAACAGTTATAAGCATATTCTAAACTTTCAACAAACTCGGCATCATCCTCAAAAATTAAATACTTATCTACATGCTTCTCTTTCAGTAAAGATTTGTATATATTGATATGTGACCATGCACACCCTAACTCTCCTCGTTTCATAAATTGTTTATTAACCCTTATAGATGAATCATAATACTTTGATTCATTATTATATTCTAACCTATATAATTGTGGATATTCCATTTTTACAACTTTTATATCTTCCCCGTTAACTCCATAAAATAAACTACACTGTAATCCTATTTGAGAAAGTTTATTTATTAAATCATACACTTTGTTCATTCGATGTGAATATTTTTCAAGTGTTAGTATAACCACTTTTATATCTGTAAATTTAGTAGTTTTTACATCGTATAGAATTGTATTTTGTATGGGCATCTTAAAATATCCGTTTTTCCTATCCTCTATGTCGAAAAAATTATAGTTAGGCATGTATATCTTTTCTAATGATTTTGAAAAATATGCAGCTGTCCAACATAATGTGCTCATTGAGCTTACTATTATTTTTGCTTGTTTCATAATATTATAATCGGTTAACATGTCATTTGACTCTATTACTGGAACTGGTATATTATTTTCTTTAAACCATTCTAATACCATATTTAAATATTCTATATCTACATCACTTGTTGGCGTTTCAATAACAATAGCTGTTTTATTATAAAATATATCCTTTATATTATCAAGCAATCGAAATAAATATTCCATCTCTATAAAGTCGGGTCTACCATTAAAATCACCCAGGCGTATATGTATAACATTTTCATATATTTTTGAAGAATCTAATATCATGTCATCTATAATGTGTTTTGTTGAATATGTTTCATCATCTGTTCTAATTTGATGAACATTTTTATTTTGTTCTACAAACTCTAAAATATAACTCTTGTTTTGTAAATAAATGTGGTCATACTGAAAATAACCATGTAAAGATATATTTCTGTTACCTAATATTTTTGATATATCCGTATTAATATATTTAAAATAGTTGTCTTCATTTATTATTTTTGTATTTTTTATACATATTCCTTCATTTGTTTCTTCGTTTGTTTCTTCATTTGTTTCTTCGTTTGTTTCTTCGTTTGTATAAGGGGTCGTAACTAATTTTGAAAAGTCTGTGTCAAGTATATACTTAAAATTATTATTCCCTTTTTGTAACATTACATAGGCCATGTATCTAAAAATTGCATTCCCAAATCTTCCAGATTGGTTAAATATAATGTAGTTATTTTCCATATAATCTGGTATAGTAATAGATAAACAAAATATATTTAATTATATTTTGTTTATAATGTTTATAATATTTTAATATTTTAATGTTTTAATGCTTTATATGAATTGAAGTTGTTAATATTTTTTATAACCAACTTATAACTCCAATACACTCCCATTAAGCATATTACAAATATCATTATACACAGGCTGGCCTTTTGTTCCAAAATTTCATCTATAATTTCATAAGAAAATACTAAAATTTTAATGATTCTATAATATGAATACCATATAAGCTGTATAAAATCTGTAGCATATATTAGTTTGTAGTTTTTGTGTTCTTTGTGTATATGATAAGAAATATATAACATCATATTTGACATTTCAAGAATATAATATCCATTGAGTGTTGATAAAAAGTATGCATTATACAAAGAACTGTATAATATTGTAATCGTCATTATATGATGAATAAAATAAGGAATCTGCTGCCCCAGTTTATATTTAAATTTTAAAACAGTTGTAAATAAATAAATTAAATCATATATATAAAATCCTATACTTACATGTGTTATATAAACCATATCATTGCTATAATTGTGATACAATATGAAAATAAGCCCGTGAATAAAATGTATAATATTTTTACTTACTTCTTCTTTCTTATATTTTAATAACTCTAAAAACAATAAGTGACACGACATTACTATTGGGATGATATATCCTATGTTGAACATTATAAGTTTTTGATATAATAGTATATTACTATGTTATGGTGCGCGTATATGGTTTGTGTATGTGGTACATAGATATGATTTTATGTGTTTATATTAGTTTTAAAAATAATAAAACGCAATTATATTAGATATTATTGTGTGAAAAATATATTAAATATTTTATATATAGTATAGTTATAAATATAACAATAATATAGTAATTACATTTAAATGTCATTTAAAGATTTTACAAAAAATGAAAATAAAAGCATTATATGGGGGCTTTTACAAGAAGGAGGTGTTTTTAATGATATTCCAAATAATTATTTTGATAATATAAAACGACTTTTTGAATCATCTATTTTGTCTATGAAGTCAGAGTTTGATATTTTTTTCGATAAAAACGATGAAGGTGATGACGACTATGATAAAAAGGCATCGGAGATGATAGTTAATAGTAACAAGGCAGTTATTAAAAAGATGATAAACGAGCTGGGAAAATTTAAAAAACCTCTACAACAACTGTCACAACAACAGCAACCGTCACAACCCCGTTCACAACAAATTCATCCTTCTGCACAACCAACTGCAAACACATTACCAATTCCACCCAGGTATGGTATGACACCCGAGTCATCTAAAAGTATAGACTCGAGAGGTATTGGTAAAAAACCAAAAATAGAGGAAATATATAGAGCGGATGATTTACAGAATCATCGTATGTCTGAGTTAGAGGTTCGTTTAAAAGAAAAACAGGAAGAAATGGATAGTATGTTGAATAATAAAAAACCTACAAATATAGATTTTTCTGATAATAAACTAAATGATAACAAACTAGCTAGTGATGAAATGGAGAAATTATTAGCACATGCTTTGTCATCGCGTCAGCGAGAGTTGGAACAATTAACAATGAATACAGATAAAGATGTTTCAAAAAATGCAGAGGAATGGATAACCGGGTCAAATGATCCAGTCGCTAATGCTCTAAATGCTTCTATCGCCATAAAACGTTCACATGATATAAAACGCCCAACCGAACAAAATTCTATTATAAGTAAAAAAAATGTATCATTTAACGAAGAAAATAATGAGGAAATTTTGTATGATAAGGACATGATAAATAGTACGAGTGAAGATACAATAACACCTAACAATATTCAAGACAATGATAAGTTGTCGTTCCTTTCTAAACTAAAAAGAACAAATGTTGGTAAATATGGAGAATCGGGAATCGATAGTATACCTTTAGATGATTTTATGACAGATTATGATGCTGATGGTGATGGCGATGGTTATAATTGTATGCAACTTTTTGTGAATGAAAAAATAAGAGATACAATAGACTCGAGAGAATATGTTAAATTAGATGAAAAGATAAATAAAATACAAAACTACATTGAATCTATAAAACAAACTCAGGATAGAATTTTAGAATTGCTTGTACCAAAGTAGTATAATTTTTACTACCGTATATAATATGCTGTATAATATTTTATCCAATGTTGAATAAATATTATAAAAACGATTTTCGATTAATCTCACGCATCTGTAACATCTCATGTTTTATTCATCTTTAGATTTAGCAGAGGGAGCCAAAGAAGCAACTCCACCTTCGGGCTTTTTGGGTTTAACTGATGGTGCAGCAGTAGCTGATGCAACACTTGCTGATGATTCAGCCATAGCTGCGCTCATTTTAACAAATGTACTTTTACCATCTTTTTCTACTACTTTACCAACTACCAAAGGTTCACCTCCCATATCTTTTGCAGCAAGGTAACTATTATAATCATACACAATGCTTGTTTTCATATCATATGCATAATCAGATTTAACACCATTAAATGTCAATGACATCTTTCTTAATTTTAGTTCTGTTTCTTTTGTATTTTGCGCCATAGATGCATCAGATTCTTCATTGTCTATAGAGGGAGCATAAGAAAACTTGTTGGAATTTACAACGCCAAAGGTGAAACATTTTAGTTTCTCTTTTGATGCGACATTTCTATGAATTGAGCAGTCAATAGATGCTTCTTTAACCGCCATAAGTAGCTGACGATTGATTTCCTCTTTTATAGTAGATATTTCAAACAATGACTGGTCAGTTGTCAATGGTTTTTTTGCATCACGTTTACTAACATCATTCAACCTAAGCTCAAGAGACGAGTCATCGCTTAACTGTTTCGGTGTAAAACTCATTACGTACAACATCACATGCACTGTTCGTAGTTTTTCATCTTTCAAGTCATTATGGCTACAGATGCGTCTAGCCCTCCCAATTACCTGCTCTATTCGTACAGGATGCCAGTAAGGCTCCATAATATGAACATAACGAACATTTCGTAAACTAATACCCTCTGCACCTGATGCAGTAATCATAAGAACTTTTATAATTTGTCCCATAAAGTTGTTTGCCGATTTGGGTGTTAGTTGTTCTCTGATTGAAACAGGAATATAGTCCCATGTACTATTAAAAACATTTCTTATTATCTCACGCTCCTCATCGCTCTCTGTTCCTGTATATAAAGCAAACATGGGCTTACCTTGGTCTTCGTCGCTTATATCGCAAATCCAGTTTCCAGAATCATTTTTACGAATTTTAAAACGCGCAAAACCATTTGCTTCGAGAACTAGTGAAAAAATTCCGATACCTTCTAAAGTACGGAACTGACTATATACCAAATTCAATCCTTGGTGGTGAGAGTCTTGTATATTTTCCAACATTGCTAAAAACTTAGGACTATATGTTTGCAACTCTCCTTGTGGTGGTTTTGTGAGAAACTTCATCATACCGCTTTTAAGTTGTAATAAAGAAGCGGCAATTCTTTTATCATATGTGGTATCAACTTTTCCTGATATTTCCTCTGCTAACTCTTCTACTTCATCCATTGTATGTTCGCCGTTAGGATTTTCTAACCTTTCTGATGCCTTTATCGCATCAACATCTTCTTCATTTGCACCTTCACGAACTGCTCCTTCAATATCCTCATCTTCTTTCGGAAGAGGTCTTTTTATTTCTGTTGGAAATACAAAGTTACAAAATAGTCGTGAAAAAATACGGTATGTAGATACAGCGTCTTCATATATGTCGTCGCCTTTCCCCTCCCCACCTGCTCCCGAAGTTTTTGCACCCGGCCTTTTCCTAGATTTTGATTTCTTTTCTAGATTACGTTCGGCACTGCGTGCCTTTTCATATGCTAAAAATTGGTGGTCACTCATAGGCACTTCTATTACACGAAAGTCCATATCTTTGTCGTACTTAGGCATCAACTGTTCTTGTGCACTACGAAAATATGATGTAAGTCCCAATATTCGGCGCTGAAACATATTTATATTTTTTACCTGTCCTGTTTCAGAATTAATAAAATAAGAGCGAAAAGCATCTAATGAATCAGGCAATGCCTTAAAAGTTTCTACTGTTATACTTCCAGGAGCCACGTTAATATTACGTGCCTTTAGTGTACCTAGAACCAGTTTCTCAAATTCAGTATCTGATAAATTGGGCGTTTCTCCCTCTGGCGATAGTCGCAACACCCCATTATATTGTCCCTTATCGTCTACATTGAAAAATCCGAAAGGATTTCGTGTAACGGTTAATACGTGGGAAGTATCATTGTAGTCCATATAGTCGAGTGTATTTAATCCTTCGAACATTTTCATAAGTACTTTCTTATCGACTTTTGACTGTGATGCTATCTGGAGAGGGAATTTCCATGTTTTAATATAACCACGCAGTATATTGAAAATAATAGCCATCTCATTGGGGTAGTTAATAACGGGTGTTCCTGTTAGAAGAATTATCTTGACATTATCGGCTGTCATTAACATATCATATAATCTCATTGAAAGTGATGTTGGGCGCTTTAGTTTATTTACGATGCGACTAATAAAGTTATGAGCCTCATCTATTATGATTACGTGGTTTGAAAAAGGATTCTGTGTAAAGTCTGCGGACAATGTTTTCAAGTTACTCATTCGCATACCGTTATAGTTAATAAATGTATACTTTGCATCTATCATTTGCTCAATTTGACGATCAAGGCTCTCTTTCTCATCAGAAGATAAAGAAACATAGTTTGATGGGTTTTTAACATTTACTAGCCATGCACCACGCATTTTAACAATGAATGTATCTTTTAACTGTAAAATAGCAGCCAGCGTTTGTACCATAGGGTCGGTTTTGTTTAAAATGGGTACAAACTCCCAAAATTGATTTTTCTTATAAATTTCATCGCCGCATTTTTTCATTTCTTCGATATAGTTTCGGCGCAATGAAGCAGGTGTCATTACAATAACATTTTTATATGTTTTTAACCCTTCCGCAATTGCTATAGAAGAGCATGTTTTACCACTACCTAACCCATGGTACAATAATAATCCGCGATATGGTGTATATATATTCAAATAATCGCGAACTATTTTTTGGTGTGTTAAAAGAGAAAATTCAGCATTTGCAGCAGGGTCGCATGAAATTTGCTCCTTTTTGCTAGAAAGTTCGTCGTGGTATGTCAAAAAAAGTTCGTTAATAAAGTTAATAAATTTTTGACGGTTATTCATATAGTAATGAGAAGCGGATACACTAGGCAAAGGGCGTCTTGGTAAACGGTTTCCAACTAATTCGCCCTTTATTTCCATTTTTTCTATTTCTTCAGATACTAATCCCCATATAGGTTTTTCGGTTAAGCGTTTTGATGAAGCTACTGCACCTACGCCTAATTTTGATGGATCGGTTGATGCAGCTACAGCTCCCATAGTAAGAGAAACGTCTTCAACGAGGAATATACGAGATGGTAATTTTCGTATAATAATAATTTGTCTTGTAAGCAAAGAAGTATCTGCTTCAACGGCTGCAGAGTCAGGGATAAAGGAATGTTTAGGAGATAGTTTACTTCGTTCACCCCGCTCACCTTGTTTTTTAGTATAGTCACTAGCTTTTGGTATATAAACCTGTAAATCGGTACGAAGTCTGTCAAATATACCAACCCGACTTACAAGATCTTTGCTACGACCGTCTATAACACTAACGCCCGGAATAACTTCGCCTACATCTACTCCTACACCTACTCCTTCGCCTACTCCTTCGCCTTCACCTATACCTACACCTACACCTGTTTTTCCCTCAACATGTTTAGGAAATGTAACTTTTATTTTTTTTTCCGCTTGTGGTTTAGGTTTAGATTTTTGTGGTTTTACATTTTCATCTGGTTTAGACTGTGAAGTAGGAGTAGGTTTCTTTTCTAATCTTTCTAAAATAAATGCTGGCGCTAGTGTTGTTTGAAGTTGGTGTATCATCGTTTGTTGTGCATAGTCTACACCCGGTTTTCCACTAGGAAGAATTTGAGGTCCTACATCAGGTGCTTGTAAAACTTGTAATAAATTTTCTCTTGCTTTATCGGATAGTTCATCTTTTTCTGACTTTGCCTTTTGAGAAGCAGCGGCAGCTGCAGATTCAGAAACATTTACTGGTTCATCATCTTCGCCTTCGCCTTCACCTTGCATATATGGGTCGTTAACAACTGCTTGAGATGGTGATGCTGGTGATGCTGGTGCTGATGAAGCTACTAGATCTAAACGTTCAGCATAAGAACTAGCTTTACTCTTTAACCTTTTTAACAAGTCTCCTATTTCTTTTGTTTCTTGTGGATCATCGGCTGACTCAGATAATCTTTTTTTTAAATCTTGTATCTGTGACTTTAGTTTTTCGTATTCTTGGTCCGCCATTATATTATATTTATACAAATATTTATTATATACAACAATAATAAAAATATAAAAATGACTTTATTATTGTTAACATTGTAATCAATTAAACGTTAAATATTGGATATTGGATATTAGATATTAGATATTAGATATTTTGAAGGGCAAATTCGCAAGCCATTTGTTCTGCCTTTTTTTTAATCTTGTGTGTTCCGGAAGCGAAATGAACTAAAACATGCCCTTTCTCTTCATAAATTTCGCGTATTTTTGTAAATGATTTTAGTTCACTATAATTGACCGCCTTTCTATAATCAACTTGATATATTTCTTTCCCAAGACATAAATAAACACCCATAGTATATCCTATATCAATATCGTGTTGTATTTCTAAATAATCAGGAGTAGTTTTAAATTCCTTCTGTATTTTTACTTGTAAAATATTTTTATAATTGTCATCATTTTTAATAAGAGATATCCAGTCAATATGTCTTTCAAATACCGCTTCTATGAATTTTTGAGCCATTTGAAACCCGGGTCCCGTAACAAATACATTTTCAAACCATTTGCCTTCATCATGTACTGTAATTTTATTAAAATCGAGAAATAATGCACCTATAAATGCTTCAAACAGGCACCCCAATTTTTTAAGATTTGTGCGTGTATGTTTTTCCTCAGCATGTTTGGAAATAATAAACCATTTATGTAATCCCATATCGTAAGCCAATTTTCCGATTGACTCATTTTTTACGATTGCTATTTTTTTTTCTGTCATGAAGCCTTCATTCTCTTTAGGAAACCTGCGATATAGGTAATATTTTGTAACACATTCTAGTACTCCGTCACCGATAAACTCGAGGCGTTCATTTGATTTTGTTCTGAGAGGCATACAGTTTGCCGGTTGAGGCATAATTTTAATGTTTTCTCTAGCATTTTCTAGTTGTGGTCGTTTTGTATACGAAGCGTGAATAAATGCTCGACGGTAGAGTTCAAAATTATTTAACTGTGTTGGAATACCATATGACGAAAGAATAGATTGAACTTCGCTCAATGTAATCTCTCTATTTTCCTGATTATATGGGTTAAATATGTATCCATCATCGCACTGAATAATATCCAAATCATTTAGTATATTTTTTCCTTGTCCCGCTGTATTTAGTTTAGGAGAAGGAACCGGCGAATTTGACTCGCTTGCTTTTTTCGAGGTTGTTGACGTTGACGTTGACGTTGACGTTGACATCGACATTAATATTTAGAAGTTATGATTCTTTGTGTTTGTTTATGAAACCTTACTATTAATTATATTTTTATCTTTAAATGATTTCAATTTATTTTACTTTATAAACAAAACAAAACAAAACAAAACAAAACAAAACAAATAATAATATTAAAATGTATATTTGGTATATTTTTTATATTTAGCATATATATAAAAAACAAAATGGTTGGAATGAATGTTGTCGGTGGTAAGAGGGCTAGGTCTTCCGAGTCTCTTACCAATAAAGGATGTATTTTCGGAAGCATGGCTGGAATGCCCCCCACTATTGGCGTTCCTTCTAGTCTTGTAGGTGTTTATCAGAAGGAGACCTCTTACTGCAACTTTTGTATTCCTCCTGGTTGCAAAGACGGTTTTGCTTATTTGAAGGCCAAGGGTTTGATTACTTACAACAAGGGTGCTGGTGGTGTTGGAAGAATGCAGTACTCTCCTGGTATCAAAAATCTGTTTGGTAATGGTTACCAGAGAAATATTTAAATTTCGGAATTATTTGTTTAATATAATTTTTCATATTATATAATCTTTTAAATTTAATATTATAAGATTATATAGAATCAGAAAAAATGCCTGAAAGAAACGGACAAAGAAGTAGAAATGGACGCTCGGCTACAGCTCGCCGCGTATTGTTTAGCGCTACTGGTTCAACCGACGGTATGTACACCAATACCAATAATGGAGGTGGAATGAAGAAAGGTGGAGCACAGCCTAGTGGAACCGGTTTTATGATTTCTTTTGCTCAAAGGTCACAAATTGCCGTTCCTGCTTTAAATGCTAACTATTTGTTTAAATTTAGACAATACTATAACCCTCCTCGTCATGCCGGTCCCATGATGTAATTTGTATATTTTATACTGTAGTCGAGTTACTAATAACTATATGTAGTATATAGGTCACACCATATACCATGTCGTAACATATAGTTATTATATATAAACAATATAATTAAAGAATATAATTAAAGAATATAATTAAAGAATATAAATAAACAATATAAAAAATAAGCGAGATATTATATATACGCAAGAAAGTAATATAGCAGTATGTCTTGTCCAGGCATAGTAATAAAAGTAGACAACCGCGAGACCGACTTGATACCATTAGTTGAAAGAAGAATAGAAACATATTTATCGGAGCCATCATCCCCTCCTCCACCTCCTCCTGGAAATTCTTCAAAGAAAAGCAAGAATGGGTGTTTAGTTCCGCTCCATATGTTTCAGGACGTTGAGGTCAGTAATGATATATTATCTGGAGATATAACAGATGCGAGAGAAAATAGGAAATTCCATAAAATTAAAATAGAGCAACTTCATATCGGTGATATTGTTTTCGAGGATGATTACGGAAAACCTGTTCTCATTTTTGAAAGAAAGACGCTAAATGATTTGGCTGCAAGTATTAAAGATGGTAGATATAGTGAACAATCATTTCGTTTAGATAAAGAACCGGTACATAATCATAATGTCATATATATTATTGAAGGAGATATCGAAAGGTATAATGAAAAACGAACACACATTTCAAAAAAAACCCTTATGAGTAGTATGTTTTCACTTTTATATTATAAGGGATTTTCGGTGCTGAGAACGAATACAATTTGTGAAACAGCGGACACTATTGTTTATTTTGCTGACAAGTATGATAAAACACGTATCAATGAGAAAAATCGAAAACCATATTATGAACTTACGGCGCCTGGCGGTGATATTGGTAGCCAACTAACACATGCGGTTGTACAAGATACAACAGAAACCGAAGAAAGTGAAAAGTACTGTGGCGTGCTTAAAGGTCATAAAGAAAAGAATGAATATATAACTCCGGAAAATATAAATATAATTATGTTATCATGTATACCAGGTATAAATTCTAAAACGGCTACACAGATTATGAGTGAATATAAGACAATACAAAATCTCTTATATCAACTTGAAATAGACCCGGCGTGTTTGAATACATTTATGATAAAGACGGAGTTAGGTAATACGCGTAAAATTAATAAAAACTGTGTGGATAATATTAAAAAGTTTTTATGCACGAATAAATAGATGTCGGTATTATTGTTGTTATTGTTGTTATTGTTGTTATGGTTTGATTGCTACTTCATTTTCGGCATAGTAACCTCCATCTACGAGTGTTTGTGTGAAATCGGCACCTCCCCAATTTGGGTCCATGGGATTTGGACTAAGACCGGTTGATTCGGTAATATAATCGAGCATCATATCTGGAGTAAATTCGCCTTGGTCGACGTTAGAGTTATCATAACCTGGATAAGAGTTTACATTATATGGTGGGTCATTACGAGACGCATCTAGTAACTTTGTTATTTGTTTTCGTGGAGGAGGCGAATAAGGGAAAGCGGACGCAGGCACACCGCTTAATCCACCTTGTAGATTTGTAGGACCGGGGCGAATTTTATAAGATTCAGCGCCGTCGGCTTCATTTGAGTGTTGTAAATATAGTACAGGACATATAGTTCCAGAAGCGCGTTGGAATTCGACGAATTCTACATATTCTTCTAAATTGTTAAATATAACAGGATTTACACCAGGGACCTCTTTTTTTTTCGAGTTATACAAATAAAGCAGCGCACCTTTTTGTATTAAAACATTCGGACAGTTAGTATTGAGTGCAGGCATTGTCAATGCTTCTTTAAAGTCCGCCGATGTATAATTTAATACAAAATATGTAACCATTATAAATAAAAGAATGATTAATACATTTTTTAACATCATTTATATATTATTTTATTATAAAAAAATATTATAATATATGTTACGAAATAATAAATAATATTGATTAATTATATAATATACATAAATGTTTGAAAGTGGCGATGAACCTAAAATACTAACTGAAAGTGAAGTTATGGAATTAAAAAAAAAGCATGGTATTGTATTATTTTATATGAACGGATGTGGACACTGCGAGACTATGAAACCCGCTTGGAATAAAGTAATAAGCGAACTTAAAGATAAACACAAGAATGAAATTATTTTAGGAGCAGTTGAAAGTAGTAATATGGATATGTTTAAGAAACATGGAATAAGTCCCTCTGTTTCTGGATTCCCTACAATATTATACTTTCATCCAAATAAACTTACCAACCCCGAATCTTATAACGGAGACAGGAGTTACGAAGATTTAAAAAAATGGATATTAAGTAAAAAAGGTAAAGGCAAAGGTATCAAGCCTCTTGTTATATTAGCAAATTATAACCCAAATAATAAGCATAGTATGGGTAAAGGTATGGGTATGGACCTGGGTAAAAAAAGAGGGCTCGCTTTTTCACAGTCTGGTGGAGGTAGAACTAGACGACGCAGAAATACGAGGAGGAAGTCGCATACACGTCGCAAGACTTCTATGCGTAAAAATATGAGAAGGCGTCATCGACGCTAATATCGCGTATATCGCGTATATTTTAGTATTAATTATTAATTATTAATTATTTTCAAATGAAAATTGAAATAATTAATTCACTATAACTAATACATAAGCAAAAATAGAACCAAGTATTCGTACGATGACAAGTGTTGCAAGCAATGGAAGCGAAGACGCTCGTAGTCTTTTAGACAAGGTATTGGAGACACAACAACGGATTGCTGACAGTTTTGTTGTTAAAGAGCCCGATGTTCAGTATTATGGTTGGTTTTCTGAAGTAATACAATCAAGGCGATTATATAGACCATCGGAACATACACTACGACGCAATACTTTAAACTCTGTGTTGATAACAAGTCCTCCTTATACGTACTGGTTACAAGGCAACAAGAAAGTTCTGGTTACAGATGTTACACTAACTACAGAGTCAATGCAAAGACACAAAGAAAGCAATGCTGTGTTTTTAGGCAAGCTCGACAAATTTTGTTGCAGGTCTTATACCAAACTGTAACAATTTTACTATACGGGATGGTTTGATGATTTGATGGCTGGATAGTGAGGTGTTACTATATTTTTTATTTCATTGGTATTTTGGAGGTACAAAAAATTGAAACGAAAAAAGGCTATAAATGTATGAGTATGCAAAACAAAACAAAACAATATATAATGGCTTCTTCGACTGTCAATGCGACTGCGACTGCGACCGTGACATGTGATCTTTCTTCCCCTAAAACGAAGAAGGTTGAGCGAACGCCGAAAAAAATTAAAATCGATTTATCTAGAATATCGTGTCTTTTGAATAGAACGAGCGATGTTATAGAAACTATAAATATAAATAATATATTGGAAAATGAAACCAAGGATGAGTACATGAACAACTATATCAAAATCAATGATGACATCAAAGCTGAGGTCAAGGCTGAAGCTGAGGCTGAGGCTGAGGCTGAAGCTGAGGCTGAGGCAGAAGGAAACGGTGAAAAGAGTGGTTACTACTACAGGAACAGGGAGAGAAAACTTGAATACCAGAAGAAATACAACAAGGAGCAAGGAGACAAGATAAAAAATTACAACAAGGATTACTACCAAAAAAGGAGAGAAGAAATTCTTGAAAAGGCGAAGATGAAGATTACTTGTGACTGTGGTTGTGAAGTTCAACTGTTTAACATGAACAGTCACAAAAAAACGAAGAAACATGCTAAAGCGCTTCAACGTCTTCTTGAAGCAAAAGATTAGAAATTAGAATTTATAAATTGTGAATACTTCACAAGTTATAAAATTATAAAATTATACTCATTTATTTATTTTTTTAGTGTTTTATTGTTATTGTTATTTGTTTTGTTATTTTTTTTGAATGATTTTTTATGTTTACTGTATACTTTAAGTTTCATTACAGGTTCATCTTTATCAAAAAAATCTTTTATATGTTCTAACATTTTTTTACTAACAATTATGTCTATATCGTGTTCATGATTATCTTTTTCCTTTACGTTATATTTCAAATTAAACATGGTAAATTCTCTGAATTCGTCTTTATTTTTTATCTCACTAGAAAGAGGTGAATTTAAGAATCTATTTAACATTACATTAGCAGGTAAAAGGTGTTTATATTCTTTAACATGAATATAGTAAACATTGTCATTACTCATTTTTGGGTGAAAAATATCATCTACAAAACAAATCTCAATATCTGAAGGTAATTTAGTACACCTAAAAAAATCATCTAAACATTTTTCGTGCGTTGTTCTGTTTATTTCAACAACTTTTCCGTTTATTTTAAAAGCAGCTATGATTTGTTCAAATATTACTGATTTTAACTTATGTTCAAAATAACCCTTAATGTGTTCGGCCCATTTTCGTTCTCCTGTGTTATTTGTATAAATCATAACAGCTTGACATTTATTTTCTTTCTTTTTCTGTAGTAAATATTTTAAAATATTCATAATATTGGGTCTGATAAATTCCGGGTATAAGTCCATTAGTTCGTTAAAAATACTATATGCCTTATTTGGATTTTTATAATAATCATCCAGTAAGTTACAAAAGCTCCCTAACTCTCCAAAATGTCCTAATGTTTCATCTAAATCAAACACAACAACTTTTTTATTTATGTTTTTTATTAATTTAGGCATTTAAAATGAATATAAATTAGTATAAAATATAAATATATATTTTTATATATAAAAATAATTATTATCTACTTTTAATATAACTTTAATACAACTATATACTCATGGGTATTTTAACTAAAAGTGACTATGAAAAAATATTAAATTATTATAATATACCTTTTTCTTCCTCGGAATCTTCGAAACAAATTAAAAATAAAGCGGAAGAAATACTTGCAGAAAAATTATGTAAGTGTATTAAAAAAGTTAAAGAAGGTTCAGATAATACAGGAGATGGTGCTGGTGCAGATGCAGATGCAGATGAATCACGTGCAATTGGTATTTGTACTGATACCGTGTTTCGTCGTAAAGGTATTAAGCATAGCGCTTTTACGTGTAAAAAAAAACCTAGACTTTTAAGATTCCATGCAAAAAAATATTCCCTTGTAAAAAGAAGTAAATATTTATCAAAAAAACAAAAACTTAGAAGAATCTCTTTAACTATGAAAAAATAAGTATTATAATAATAATATTAATAATAATATCAATAATAATAAACTTTTTAATTAATTTGTTAGAAACATAAAAAGTACCAACAAATTAATTGGGGAAAATATAATTATTTAAGCCAAAGGTTTAGATTGACGAGGTGCCTTCTTTGAAACTGCACGAGGAGTTGCGGGAACATCACCAACACTATCTACTTCCTGTTTCACTGGTGTTGATGTGGATACAGGTGTGGGAGAAGGAGCAACCTGTTGTGACTGCGAAGAAGAATTCCTATCCAAACGAGAAGGACGCTCAGAATGCTCCTCGCTTCGGCCATGTCCACGCGAACTTCCACTTCCACTTCCACTTCCACTTCCACTTCCGCGTGAGTTATAATTCTCATTACGATCACGACGAACAAGCATCCACTCACTTCCTCCGCGGCCTCCTCTGTCAACGCGTCCACCACCGCGAGTATCAGATACTGCGCGTCCACCACGACCTCCGACATACCCTTGACCGCGTCCACGCACTTGTGGCCTTCCCCTCTCACTCTTCTCCGTTCCAGCTCCGCCATCCTGAGATGCACGATGCTCGTGACGAGTCTCGCAAAACAACTTGCCTCCCTTCACGCCGCGAACATCGCCCGCCTGAAACTTGTGGTCTCCTGTTTCAGTAGTTACTACCGAAAACTCCACATACTCTCCCTCTACCAAATAACGGTATTGCTCCTGACTTACAGTAACCGCTGAGTGGTGAACAAAGACCTCGCTAGCATCTTTGTATTGGTCGTTTCCTCCCACGACTGAAATAAACCCAAAACCTGTCTTGTTATTAAACCACTTCACGCGCCCAGTAAGACGAACAGGGGCTGATGTACCAGAAGAACTCGCAGAACTCATTGTAATTTGTCGATATAATAATATGTAATATGGCTTTAAGTATTTTTGAAAATTTATTAATTAAAATATAAAAATCACTTTTAATATTACTATATTACTATATTACTACATTACTCGTAACAGGGTTTTACATTGCCTTATCATATATGAGTAATCGGGCTTATCTTCAAACTCCAAACTATAAGCATAATCCAATAACTTCTGAAATAAGTAAGGAAGCCCTTCGCACAACTTATCTGATGTAGTATTTACCTTTTTATGATACACCAATTCTTCCTTTGTTCGCGTGTCACCTTTATTAGGATACAAACCCATCCATGGTAACTTCCCTTTTAGTAAGTATATTGAAACATATATTATTGAAATTATGTCGTCTCGTCTAGAATAAACGTCGCCGTCGTGAATGTGTGTACTAATGTATCTTATGGTTCCAACAATCGACCTATCATATGTATTTATAACATGACTATCTCCTTTCATATAAAACCGGGAAAGCCCAAAGTCTATTATATGTAACATTTTTTCACTCGTTTCTTGCTGTTTTTGTTCCGTATTCGGCAAACTTATCATAAAGTTTTCAGGTTTAATGTCACGATGAACTATGCCTGCATCATGAACTCTGTTTATAATCTGCAACATTGATATCAGATAAAGAGTAACCTCTTTTGTATATGGTGGAATCTTCTTTTCGTTATTGAATTTGTCTCCTCCCTTCGCGTCTGTTGTATCAGGATTTTTATTATCAGTCAACGAGCCCTCGCATTCAGTCTTATCCGGTTCACTAGAACTATTCGTTCCCTTTTCGGGGATGGGGATATCCTGCTCCAGATTTATTTGTTCTTGTGATTCTGTACTTATTTTGTCTTGATTCGAAATTTCCGAGAGTTTATCTCGCTCTTCTCCTTTCTTTAGTTTTTCTATTTCTTCGCATAGGGTATGCGAAAATAAATCCATCACAATTATGTTCTTATTTGACTCTGTTCCGAAATAACGTAACTTTACAATACCGGGTGTTCCCGCTAAATGATTCAGTATTTTTGATTCCCATAAAAGAGTAGGTAACTTTGCAGTAGTCGCCTCAAATTTAATCGCTACTCCGTCACCCGATATAATATTTCTTCCTCTGTATACCGACCCGAAACTTCCTGCTCCTATCTTCTTTTCAAATATATACTTCGAATTTATAACTGTTCGGCTACGATATTTTTCGGGAATATTCGACACATCACTAGTATCACTAGTATCAATAGTAGGTTCTACACTTGTAATGGGAATATCTTCGGACATTGTTTAAAGATGTTGTGGTTACTTTGATGGGATTATGAGACAATATTGTTATATATTATATTGTCTCATATTTGTAAATCAATTTTGTTAATATTTGTTATTTGTTATTTGTTATTTGTTTTTTAATTGTTCTTTCAATATAGTCGTTGAGATATTTGGTGTACGCTCCATATATAGTACATCACACGATACCCAGTCGAACTTACCTACCCAATCATCCCCCATCATTAATATTTCGGCGCCTTTTTGTAATACATAGTCGTCCTTATATTCAAGGCTCTCTTCTTTGAATATTTCGTCCCCTAATTTAGCCTTCTCGATAACCTCTTTGCGTTTTTCGTAGTTGTCTACACTATTTTTCCCTTTTTTCATATTTAATTCATCGCTAGATAACCCAATACAAAGGTATTCGCAAAACTGCATACAACGTTTTAATATATTATCGTGACCAAAATGAAATAAATCAAATGTGCCGAATGTAATACCCCTTTTGTACTTATGTATTAGAAGTTTACTGTTACTATCGCGGTCGTCGTGTGTATTTGAAAACTTTATATAAAATAATTTAGGAAAGTATTTATATTTATTTTGCATCGACGATGATGATGACGACAATGATTTCATATTTACATAGTATTCATATGTTTCAATATTTCTACAGAATATATTAGTTGTGTAGTTAACTGTGTCATCATAATTTTCATCTATTTTTTCGGATATATACAATTCCGTTATTAAATTCGGGTAAAAAAATCGTATATCTTTAAAAAATATTATTATACCATACTCAACAATAAAAGGTATGTTTGTTGGTATGTTGACTATTATCTTACTTACATTGTTTTGAGATATATAATAAAGTAACATGAAAGCGACTATATTATTTGTAGAAAAGTTAATGTGTGGAAATTCGTTTGTTAAAATTACTTCAAAGTTTTTATAAAAATTCGAGTTTATATTATTATCAATTAAAAAAGAAAGTATTTCACTAGATGTTGATATAGTATTATGAAACAAGTAAAAATCATTTACTGATTTATGATTTATTATACTATATATTTTTTGTATTTGTTCTGGATTTTCAGAAGCAAACCATGATAAAGAGTTATCCATTATATATATGTATATATATTATAGTATGTATATATAATATAGTATTTAGATTTGTACTTCATTTATACCAATTTATAAATTGATATAAAAGAATTAAAATATATGTTATAAGTATGATAAATGGTCTTTAAAAAGGAACATTCTTTGTTTTTGAATACGTTATTTTGTATTGGATTATTTAACGCATGTACACAAACACAGGTGTATGCAATTCCTGTTAACTTGGTACCCTCACCTGGTGAAGGTATAAAGTATCCAATACATATTGCTTGTGAGTGTGACTATTCTTTATATGTAGATGGTAAGTATATTGACCAAGCAAATAAAGAAGTAAATATAATAGAGACTGTTGAATATGGTCATCCTGGGTGGAATGCTACAAAGAAGTTTTATCCTATCATATATGATGAAAGTCCAAAAATAATTGCTTTTAATGGTGTAGGTAGTCAATTTCCTGGATTTTTGAATGGATTTGTTATGGATATGAATAATGGCGAAGATTATACAAAATATCAAGAGTGGAAGTGTACAGATTTTTCGAGTAAAGTAACAAAAGTCCCTCCTAGTAACTGGATTACATATGACTACGATGATAGTGACTGGTCAATGTCCTCATCTTATGGTAAGAATTATCAAAATAACAGTTTCCAGCTTTTTGAGAAGGAACGTGAAGGAATAAATCTTGAGGCAGAGTGGTTGTGGACAAGTAATAATGCAGTTAGTAATATTTACTGTAGGAAAAAAAATGAAAATGTTAAACCTATTCCTGTGGTTTTGACTACAATTCCGGTGCAAACATCGGCACCGACTCATGTGTCGACAACGATACACCCAACTGTTGTGCAAACATCGGCACCTACTACTGTGTCGACAACGATACACCCAACTGTTGTGCAAACTCATGCGCCTACTCATGTGTCGACAACGATACACCCAACTGTCGCGCAAACATCGGCACCACATCCCGTGCAAACATCGGCACCTAATATCGTGCAAACATCGGCACCTAATATCGTGCAAACATCGGCACCACATCCCGTGCAAACATCGGCACCTAATATCGTGCAAACATCGGCACCTAATATCGTGCAAACATCGGCACCTAATATCGTGCAAACATCGGCACCACATCCCGTGCAAACATCGGCACCTAATATCGTGCAAACATCGGCACCACATCCCGCGCAAACATCGGCACCACATCCTGTGCAAACTCATGCGCCTACTCATGTGTCGACAACGATACACCCAACTGTCGCGCAAACATCGGCACCACATCCCGTGCAAACATCGGCACCTAATATCGCGCAAACATCGGCACCACATCCTGTGCAAACTCATGCGCCTACTCATGTGTCGACAACGATACACCCAACTGTCGCGCAAACATCGGCACCACATCCCGTGCAAACATCGGCACCTAATATCGTGCAAACATCGGCACCTAATATCGTGCAAACATCGGCACCACATCCCGTGCAAACATCGGCACCTAATATCGTGCAAACATCGGCACCACATCCCGTGCAAACATCGGCACCACATCCTGTGCAAACTCATGCGCCTACTCATGTGTCGACAACGATACACCCAACTGTCGCGCAAACTCATGCACCTACTCATGTGCAAACATCGGCACCACATCCCGTGCAAACATCGGCACCTAATATCGTGCAAACATCGGCACCACATCCCGTGCAAACATCGGCACCACATCCTGTGCAAACTCATGCGCCTACTCATGTGTCGACAACGATACACCCAACTGTCGCGCAAACTCATGCACCTACTCATGTGCAAACATCGGCACCACATCCCGTGCAAACATCGGCGCCTACTACTGTGTCGAAAACAATACACACAACTGTCGCGCAAACATCGGCACCTAATATCGTGCAAACATCGGCACCATATCCCGTGCAAACTCATGCACCTACTCATGTGTCGACAACGATACACCCAACTGTCGTGCAAACATCGGCACCACATCCTGTGCAAACTCATGCACCTACTCATGTGTCGAAAACAATACACACAACTGTCGCGCAAACATCGGCACCTAATATCGTGCAAACATCGGCACCACATCCTGTGTCGTCTATACCATCAACAAACTACAATATCATTTATTCCCCTCACATCAAAATAATCATTCAAAATGTTAGATACTCCAGAACCCGTTCATATAATCATATCGATAACTTATTGCGAAGATTAAAAATCTATCACGACGATGATAATATATACCAACAAATACTTCATACACGATATCACATACAACACCACTATAATACAATATTACACGACCTTCGAATATTAATACACTCATTACATACTCACGATAGTGATTACGACGACGACAAACACGACAATCGCACCAATAAACCTACACCACATTTTATTCAGTCTATGCACAAACTAGATACCTCTATCAAGAAAATAGAAGAAAGTTTACAATTCATTAAAGGAAATCATAAATATATACTTCTTCACATATTAAATAAACTGAAGTTACAATATCGACAAGATACGGAAAAATTATTTACAATTATTAAATATACATAATAACATACAATATGTAAAAGTTTTAAAATAATATTATTTAATAATATTTAATAATATTATATTTATGGAAAATACTACTCCCGTTTATATAAATAATCTCATTATTGTAGTAGCTGTATATATAAATAATGATAACAAAAATTATATAGAATTAATAAAATGTTTAATTCAATTGAGACGTATTTATACAAATGAAACAATTATCGCTGTTGATAATGGTTCATTAAATAACAAATGGTTTGAAATAGCAAAGTCATTAAATATTATTATATTGTCCAATAATTCAGAACTTCATCGATTTGAAATTGGTGCATATAAACTCGCATTACAACATTACCGTTCAGATAAATATATTTTTATACAAGGAACTATTTTTTTTAATAACAAACTTGATTTAACACCATTGAATGAACCAGTACCAAATGCTACTGCTTTTAAACTAATACACGATAATTTATATTGGAGCGATAAAGGTTTGATATTAATTAATGATTTATTACAGTCTATACAAATGAAAAAATGGAATAATGACCCCATTCTTTTATGGAACTGTTTTTGCTGTAATAATTTATTTATAGATAATATGTATAAAGATAAACTATTTGACTTACATTCAAACACAAAAGAACATTCATGTGCATTTGAAAGAGTATTAGGATGTTATTTAAATTCTAAATTAAAAAAAATAAATGAAATAGATAATAAATCATTTAATAAAATATTTTTATTACAAGATATTATAAAATTTTAATTTGGATTGCGTTTATTTATTATAACATATTATAACATATTATAATATACTATGAGTTTACTTAGTTTAGTAGATAATAATGAAACAGATAAAAATACTGCCCATTCTTATTTAGAACTATATGAAAAATTATTATCACCAAAAAAAGATACTGCAAAAAATATCTTAGAAATAGGTATCGGTGACTATAGAGTAAAGAATGGAGGTAGCATAAAACTATGGAAAGCTTATTTCACAAATGCAAAAATTTATGCATTAGATATTATTTCCAAAGATCGCGTCCTCGATGAACTAGTAAATGATGAAAGAGTTGTTTTATTTACTAATACTAACGCATACGATGAGAAATTTTTCAATGAAAATATTTTGAAAAAAAATTTAAAATTTGATTTCATGTTAGATGATGGTCCTCATACTTTAGAAAGTATGAAAACATTTATAAGATTATACTCAAAAGTTATGACCGATGATGGTATATTAATTATAGAGGACGTTCAATCTATCGATTGGTGGCCTATTTTGTATAGGGAAGTTCCACAACATTTGAAAAAATTCGTACAACCTTATGACTTAAGAAAAAATAAAAATCGTTATGATGACCTGGTGTTTACTATCGACAAGTCATCCTCATCTACTTAATTTTTTAGTATTATTTAAAAATAAAATATTATATTATAACACACTAATAATATAATATAAATACAAAATACATATATATATATATATATACATATACACATATATACATATACACATATACACATATACATATATACATATATACATTATATAACTCGTATGCCCACTATTACCTCCAACTATAAAAAAACAACACCACTAGAAGAAAGAAAAATAAAGTCATCCAAAATGACATCCCTTTACCCTGACCGTATACCCGTAATTGTCGAAATGTCGCCCTCTTCTGCAAGTTATAACTCTTATGTCGCAGCCGCACATAAAGTTAAATATCTTGTACCCTACGACATAACTATGGGGCAGTTTATAACGATTTTACGCAGTAAAGTTAAAATTCAATCCACTACTGCACTATTTTTTTTTATTAATAATAAAGTTTTCCCTATAACAACACCTATCGGTAACATTTATAAAGAACAAGCAGACGAAGATGGGTTCCTATATATAGAATTCTGTGAAGAATCCACCTTCGGTTAAATAACTCTTATTATATTTAGCACAACTATATAAACATATTTTTATAATATAATATACAAATAAATTCACATTTACATCGCGTTTATTACTAGAAGTACTACAAATAGTATATACAGTATAGACAGTATAGACAATATAACAACATGCAAAAAAATAACAGTATACCTCAACAAATTATATCATTTTTTAAAAATAAATTAGATATTTTTAAAAATAAACTACTATCAAAACCCACTGTACCTAATATACCTACACACACATGCGTACACAAAACTACATCAACGCCATCTAATTATATTTCCTCATTTAATATTAATCACAATAGTAATATAGAAGTTATTGAAACAAAAATAAAATCAGATATTATAACAATTACTACAACTATGACAACCACCGTTACTACTATACACAATACTCAGTCTAAAGAAGTAGAACAACAACCAGAACAACAACCAGAACAACAACAATTTCAACCCACCGTTACACGGTATATTGACTTTTCTAAATATACACATAACATCATTTCATCGCTTATTGATAATATTATCGATGATATCGAGTTACAAGACTATATCTCTAATAAACAAAAAAATGAAATATATCTACAGGGTTGCGTCGACTTCTACGATGAACAACATGATTATTCAAATCTACGCGATACTTTAAGTAGTAACGTTTTTAATGAATTTGAAGAAATTGTTACTAATATTTTAACACCAGAACCCAACTATCTTATTAATCTTTATCAACTAAAAATATATCAAGATGACTTAATAAATACACATACACGATATGGAGTTTTTCAAACAAACAATTTTATTATTAAAATTGATGACCAGTCAGATATTTTCGCATCAGAATTAGAATTCACGTATCGCATTGGAAAGGGTATCGTTTATCCCTATAATATTGTTCTACCTTACTATGTTCATATTGCTAAAAAAAATAAAGATAAAAATAGGAAAAAAATTAAAATTATGCACTTCAGCATTCAACCACGCATAAAAAATACAATCGCCCTTCACAAATGGATAAACTTATCCGATAATAGATTTTATAATATCACATACTACGTTAAAATGTGCATCACTATATCGAAGTCTATACTTTTTATTCACTCCCATAATCTAGTTCACGGTGATATAAAACCCGATAATATTTTAATCGAATTATCTAGTAACACACCATATATAATAGACTTCGGATTATCCGGGATTCACGCACTATCTCAAGGAACCGGCGGCACACGACCATTCTGCTCTCCAGAAACAAATAACACTTCTGATAACAAAGAAAATACCTACATATGGACCAAAAATAACAAGCAACACGATTTATGGTCTATAGCATTCATATTTTCCACTATTATTATTTTTAAAAAATCATATAACTACTATTCTGACTATCCTCACAATTACTTCACTGATAATAAATATATTAACCTACAGTTTTTAAACCGTATACCTCTACAATTCAGAGAACCATTTGTACTTGTACTCTCCAAAAAATCCGATATTAATCTTTCCAATTTTATTAGCCTACTTGAACATGCTCTTACACTACCGAGTTTACCAGATTTACATTATCCTTCGCATTATCATTTGGATGCACCCACGCTTGTGTAGCATCGAACGTCTTTACACCCTCGCTTACTATATCTATTTTTATATCGTTATGTTCAGCTTCTATAATATCGCTAGTTACACTAGGTACATTAGGTACATTAGGTACATTAGATACACTAGATACACTAGGTACATTCGGCAAACTCAGTGTGTTCATTCTCATCTGCTTCGCTATAACATGTTTCGTATTTTGCCTCTGTAACATCCTCATTATTAAATGATTGCTTATTGATAAAGCACTCATATATGTCTTATATTTGAATACACATACCGATGTATTCGACTTTACAAACTTTACACTATACCACCAATACGCCGGTATATGTATCATTTGCCCCGGTATTAACGCAACATCTATACTTCGCAGTTTGTCAAAATCAGAACGATACTTGTCCTGTACACTCCACGGATTCACAGGCGATATAAACTCGAAATTTTCATAATCATTCACCGAATATAAATACTTCGTCGCTTTCGGTGCAAACAACCTTATTATTACCTTACCATGCGTTACTAACATATAATTGCGATAATTCATATCATACCTAAGAGGCGTTTCGGCATTTAATGAAGCTAGCATTATATCGTACGAACATGATGACACCATTGATGGTCTCAAAAATATATCATTGTTTTTATAATAGTTAATAAGACCCGACTCTTCTAAAAAGTCGGAATTATTTTCACTAATATACTTTGAATCTTTGTCCTTCTTAAATAATTCAACCGATTCACTTATTGCTAAAGGAACATACAATTCTGTCTCGTCATCATACTCTTTCGTGTTTCTTATTTTTATGTCATAAGCACTATATGTCGCTTTAATGCTGTTTAAATTACAACTCATCATTAACTTCTCATTAATAAAATCGGTCACTACCGGCTGCCTTAAATCACACACCTCCTCTAATTTCTCTTTTGACGGCTGACATATTTCATATATCTCTAAATCATCCACCTTCTTCAAGTGAAAACATACATGTAAATAAACAAATAATACAAAACAAAATACTATTATAGCTATAACTTCTTTCATAGGAATATATCTATTTTTACTACTTTATTTTTATACTAATATTTATCAAATTATACTCATTCATTTTTACACAACTTAATAATATAAAATATGTATTTTTATATTATTTGAATTTAGATTAATCTCACGCTTCTGTTACTTCTCATGTTTATATCTTATCTGTAGATCATGATTGTATATCATGTTCTACCTCTTCTCCTCCTTCCTGTTCTCCGTTCTCATCCTCGTCCATCTTCGCCACTTCTTCCAAATTATCAATCGATATACTGCAAACACCATCTACAAGGTCACACACATAATTTGACTCGGTCATATTGATATTATTTGCATTATACTCACCATCATTTGGGGTATATACACTCTCTCCTACATCATGTGTTGTACTATCATAATTATTATAGTTGCACTCCTTGTCGCCACTATCGCCACATGAAGGTAAACCGTTTGCGATAAGTTTCATTACAAGACCAGATAACTCATTTAAAGTAGTTTGCTGAGAATTCAATAAACTGCGCAAAGACTCATTCTCCTTCTGAAGAGGCTCTATTTGATTGATTATATCCGATAAATTCGTGTTCGTCAATATATTATCCAGGATTTTTGTTATAAAATCGGTATTATTTACAAGTTTATCATATGAAAAATTATCCCGTTCGCCCATTTTATTACTACCATCTGATACTGTATTCGCTCCTCCGGATGCACCTGCACCAACACCTTTATCCACCCTATTTGACAACATTTGTATTTTATTAGAATGCTCGTTAAGTATTGCATCCATATTTAACAACTCATCATGATGCAATTTAAATAATACATTAGGTGGAAGAGCTGCACCTGATGGTAAACACGGTAACCCCGCAGTACTAATCGGCAAATCACGTATATGAATACCATCTACCTCAGCCATAGCTCGATTATGTATAACCGGGTTTACAGTATATGGCCCAGGTACATTTATCGTACTGTTGCCTGGACCAGGCGTAGGCATTCTTGTTTGCATCGGAGCAGGAGGCATAGAGTGCATTCCTTGCGGAGGAGGAGGAGGTGCCGACTTTGCGGCAGCAGCAGCGGCGGCAGCAGCCCTTTGCTGTAACTGCTGAAATAATTGTTGCTGGACCTGTGGAGGAAGTTGACGAAAATTTGGAGGTAAACCAGGAGGCAAACTCATTCCTTGCCCTTGACCTTGACCTTGACCTTGACCAGGTCCACTTCCCATAGGAGGAGGAACACCACCCCGTCTCTTCTTTGCTGCTGATATAGATGCGCTGTTACTCATATTAGTAATCTTATATAATTCATAGTAATAGTATTTTAAACCTTTTTATACGCAATCATTTAATTTTACTTTTATTTTATTTTACTTTTGTTTTATTTTATTTTATTTTATTTTATTGATCACAAAATAAAACAAAACAAAACAAAACTCCTAAACTTTTACATAATATACTATACTATACTATACTTATCACGCAATCATTTTCATCAATATTGTTTCATGACTTTTATAGTCTACCAATCTAATATCTTCAATTCGGTAATTATCGATTTTCTCACGGTTCTCATTCGTCTCACATATTTCTATCTTAGCAAACTCATACGGCTTCCGCTTCAACTGTCCTCTTAGAGCCTCTATATGTTCCTCATATATGTGTGCATTCCCTAAATGATATACAAACTCATGTGCTACTAATCCAGTATGTTTAGCAATTATATGTGTCAATGCCGAGTAACTAGCTATATTAAACGGTACACCTAACCCTACATCACCGCTACGTTGATAAAGAGCGCATGATAACTTATTCCCTTCCGATACGTTAAACTGCATCAACACATGACAAGGTGGTAGCGCCATCTCATCTAATTGACAAGGATTCCATGCACTCAATACTAACCGCCGACTTGTTCTAACATTAGGGTCAGGATTCTTTAATACATCTATGATTTGTTGAAGCTGGTCGACTCCTTTTCCACTATATTCCGCAACACAACCCATATATGGTGCATTAAAATGCCTCCACTGATGACCATAAACCGGTCCAAGGTCACCCTCAACATTGTTATATAGACCTCTACTATCTAGAAATTCACGTGATGCATTACCATTCCATATATGAACACCTTGTTCGCGAAGTTTTTCATTACTAGTATCCCCGCGAATAAACCACAACAACTCTTTAAAACATGTCTTCCATGCTGTACGTTTTGTTGTTAATATAGGAATTCTGTCGTCACTTAAAGAGAAAATCATCGAAGCACCGAAAATAGATTTAGTAACTCCATTGCGACCTTTCTCAGTTACCCCGTTCTCTAAAATATCATTAATAAGATTTAGGTACTGATACTCCTCATGTTCTATTTGGTCCTCACAACCATTTTCATCGGAGATACAATAATGACACTTCATATTATATTTAGCAAGTCTTTTTAACATTCGGTTATTATAAATATAAATATAAATTTAAAGTTCAATACTTACTATAATTTATACTATACTTTTAAATATCTTTAGTATTTTATTTGTAATTTGTAATTTGTAATTTGTAATTTGTAATTGTTTATAATTATTTAATTTCTTTTATTTAATTTCTTAATATAATTCATATATAAAATGGATGACGACAGTATAAAACCTATTACGAATCAAGGATTTTTCACTTATGTTTTCAAACTATCAAAATTTAAACAGGAAGACCTTTTAAATATTATTCAGTACACTGTTTTATCTATTATACCCGTTATGTTGTTTATTTATTTTACCAAGAAATATTTTCCTCTTGTATCTGAAGATGACTCATCTATATATATTTTTACCCTAACCGTTATCGAGCTTCTGTTCATGATGGTTGGAATATTCTTTATTGACAGAATTATCAACTATATTCCGACATACAGTGGAAAATATTATGAAACTATAAACCTAACAACCATTATTCTTATATTTATTCTATTCATGCTTTTAACTCACGGAGGATTCAGGTTAAGAACAGCCATTCTGTTACAAAGGTTCGACGACTGGTTTACACTTGACGACATAATCGCCAGAAAGTTGGGAATGACGCCTAAACCATTTGACATCACGATGGAAGACGTTAAACCAGTACAGAAAAAAGGTAAAGGTAACAACAAAGCATCCAATGGAGCTGCTAGTGCTAATGCCCAAGCCGGTGGTGGGCAACAAATGTCTCAGCAATATGCTACACCAGCTCCCCTCCCAACTCAAGGACCTATGATGCCTAACCCTGCATCCAACTACGGAGGTAGTATGCCCGCACAACAAGCACCAAACTTCAACTCCATGTACGCCGGTCCGAATACCCCTATGGTAGGCGCTGCAACACCAGGTATGAATGGTGATGACTCATATATGGAACCAATGGCTGCAAATGCCGCTCTTGGAGGAAGCAGTTGGGGATGTGCATGGTAATATATGCGACATTCGGCGACAATACACACCACGATGCCTAAATAAAATATATATTGTTGTTTTTAAGTATTTTTACAAAACAACAATATATCTCCCTCACCCCTCACCTACAACAAAACATCTCTCTTAAAAAAAATAACACTCCATTCTCCTTCATCTCTTTCTTATCATTGCACATTTTGTGATGCGTTATTAAATCATTATACCACGTATAATCATCATACGTTTTCACTGTCGTATATGGTATACGTGGACTATACACCGTGTCATAATATAGCTCACCACTATCCGTCCTTCGTATGACATTCGATGATTCTTGCATTCTCTGATATGCTAACTCATCGGGTGGCGCCTTACTCGCACTCTCGAATATATTATAATACGTGAAACTCTCAAACACCATTTATATGTTACCGTCTATTATTCACACAATGCTTTACACTTTACATATATTATTTTTTTACTTTTATGTACATTTTACATACATTTTAGAATACTTTCTTTTACCATTTTATATTTTCGAATTAACGCATTTCTCACGCTCCTGTAACACCTCACACATAAACATGTATCACATATCTATATCCTTCTTATCTACTATCACCTCGCGACTCACCGCCCTTATTATCTTCCTACCATTCTTCTCCTCGTCCTCTATCGGCTCCGATATATTCCTTAACATTGTTAGGTACTCCATCTGCTTACGCTCCGTCTCTATCCAATCTGGATTCTCCTCCGTCCATAACTGCAAAGCCGTCCTCTCCTTGTCAGCTATCTTCTCTATCGTATTTCTCATTATCTCATGACTCTCATCCTTCTCCCACTTCTCATGATCTTTTATATACATCGTCTCCCGCTTCTTATCCGTACAATGTATCGGTCTCTTATATATATCCAACTCCTTTAACCCTCTTATCATAACATTGCTTATACCCTCCACTAACCCATTCTTCTTTGAATACAATAAATCCTCAAACGTTATTTTCAATGAATCCACAAACTCAGATATATTCAAAGCATCCTTGCACTGTTCGTTCAAAAATACATTCAAATTGAAATTATTCGTAGTATTATTACTGTTATTATTATTATTATTTATTATAGTGTTGTTACCTATCTTAGGTATTATATCTTTCAACATTTGACGAATCTCCTCATTGTCTTTCAACAACTTTAAAATAAGACCGTCTTTGTCCTTCGTCGCCATCTCCTTTAACTCTGACGCTAATGATGTGTCAGTTTTATTATCACATTTCAATAGTTCATCTGAACTAAGGTTATCACATGTTCTCTTATGCTTTGCAAGACTCGTGTGGTGGATATATTTCTTACCACAAATGCATATAAAATGTTTAGATTCGATAATCGGCATTTTTTTTGTAGTATCATGTAGTCGATTGTGCTTGTTGGTGTCAAGGTGTTTTTTATAGTTAGATTCTTTACAGCATTTAAAGTCACATAAATTGCATATAAAAATCGGGCATTTTTCGGCATCTTTTTTGGTAGTCATTTCCATATATTTAGACTACATTAAAAAATTCCTAAATCATTTTCATATAATATTTAAAAAAGTTGAAAAAATTATGGTAACAAAAAAATCAATCTAAAAAAGCAATTTAGAGCATTATGCTCTGAGTGATGAAATCGATGTTTTTTTCAAATCTCTACCCCCGGTTTTCAAAAAAGGACATTTATAAATGTCCATTTTTCAAAAAGGGACCTCGAGAGTTGAAATTTTCATACATCATCACTCTTTCGGCGTCCGCCCTCCCTTTTTCGCGGGGTTACCTTTATGCTCTTATTTACTTTTTATTTTATTATAGATTTAGAGCATTATGGTGTGGATATATGATAGCAGGACTTTTTGCAAAAGATGGGGCGAAACTTGGCGAACCTCTTTTTCATAAAACAAGGATGAACGTTTTTCGGGGATGTTTGGAATATTCGCCGCCATCGAAATTCAATTTATGTCCCAAAAATGGGGGTTCTTGTTTTGACCCATTTTTCTCATTTTTATACCCGTTTTTTTGGGGATCTTTTGTATTTCCATGGAAATTCTTTATTGTAATCTTTTAAGTACCTTTAAATATATTATTTATCAAACATACTTAAAGAAACCATGAATATACTCCAATACAACTAAAAATATTATATTACTTTTTAGTAGATATAATTAACAATTTAAATAATATATTATATTAACTATATACACATACTGCTATGAGCTTAAACGTAGAAGACCTCCTCAAAGCACTTGATAATGAAAATAATACAGGAGTTGCTGGATTAACCACATCTAAAATAAAAAAGGAAAAGAATGACATACTGCAAAAGTTACAACTTTCCGGAAAAGAATTAAAAGATTTACATGCACGTCTTAAAGATTATCGCTACATTAACGAACTAAATGACATACAAATGGGACGATATATAAGGTGGATACCTCTTAACACCGAAACCGCGGAAATTAAACTAACAAAAGGCGCATTCATAGTAAATACATTCTTAAACGAAGATGGTGCGTGTTTATTATGTCGCAACACATATCAACGCCCTATCGTCGTAAAGTTTGATAAAGTACTTATTTTTCAAAAATTATCCGAACAAGAACAAATCCTTATCTCCGCTATCGACTTCCTCGATAAAAAATAATATTTACATACCTCTATATTTAATTTACTAATGTAAATAATATCCTTTAATGTGAGATGATGCATAACAGTTTGGCGCATAATGCCCCTTTCTTCCACAACGGAAACATGTATCACCTTTTCCTACTTTTCCTACTTTACATACATTTATATGTTCATAATAGTAACAATCATATTTAAAGGTTTTACCGCATTTATCACAAACATGTCCTATCCCATCATTACTATTGCTATTATTATTATTGTCACTGTCATCATTATCATCGTGATCGTCATCGTCAGTTACCCATTCATAATCATCATCATCATCATCATCATCATCATCATCATCATCGTCATATGAAACAACATGACTTTTTTTATTTTGTTTATAATATACACACTCTGCTATGAAGTGTCCTTTTTTTCCACATTTTAGACATTCGTCCATAGCTCCTCTTAATTCAGAATTTATTGACTGTATTTGATTTTCTGTAAGTTCAATTTGTGTATATGTTCCTCCTCTAACATTTTCAATACCATACTTTAACATATATTCTTTTGTTATTTTATCTTCTTCAAATGGTGAGACATTTTCTATTGTTTTTTGCAACTTTAATGGTTTATATTTTTTTGTCCAGCAGGAACCGCTCCCTTCAAAATGTTCTATGCACCGTTTTAAAATATCATTACTTTTACCAATATAATATTTTCCTTCCTCAAGGAGAAGTACGTATATATTAGTGTTTGACATTAAAAACTAATATATATTTTTATTTGTATTATAAATTTCAATTTTATATATGATGGTATTCTCACAACTTTTCAAACTCATCATCCTCCTCCTCCTCCTCCTTCTCCACCCTATCCTCCTCCTCCTTATCACCGTAGTTGGCAAAATATTCTTCCACATTTTTAGACGCCTCCAATCTATCTTCTTCGTCATAGTCATGGTCATCCGCTCGTGGTAATGATTCACCGGCACAGCCTCCCCCACAACCATACCGCACCATATATGTCAACGTTCTGTCGCAGTCCTCGGCCTGAGCACTCATTTGTGTAACTATACCCCTAAGCTGTGTAGGTGTTTCAAAACATTCGACAAATTCGGTAGTAAAATCCTCCACCTTTGATACCCGCCTACGCAGGACGCCAATCTCTGCACACTTTTTGGCGTTGTCACGTGACCTCTGTTTAGAGTGGCGGAGCTTTGATTCATGTTCTGTAAGAATATCGGATACTCTATCTATTACTTTTTCGTTATCTACAATACGTTCATTCACATATTTTATTGAGTCTAAAACATAATCTAGTTCTATATTCGTCGCTGCTATTTTTGTACCATTTTCATTATTAGATGTTTTTAGGGCATCGATGCTTCGTTCAGTAATCATCATTCGCTCCGCTAAACCAAGATTGACCCAGTCGTTGACACGGGATTCAATACGGTCAAGACGATTTGCGAAACTGGTGATATGAGCTATCAAAAGCTCGACGGATGCAACAAGCTCCCCGTGGCTTGGGAGTCGGTTTGTAGTAGGGACATTTATCATTGGAGTATAGTGGTGAGGATAGTATTGAGAATTTTGGAAGTACTGATTGGCGTCGGATGACATGATTTAGCTGTTTTGTTTGATGATATATTATTATATATATTTATATTTAATACTTTTCAATTATATATATATTATATACATATATTAGTAATAATACTATATAATGTCTGAAATGGAGTTGTCAGGTGAACGGCAATCTGCATCATCGGCAACATTAGGTGTAGTAAGACATGAACGTCCTTTGTCGCCCAGGGGACCAAAAGAAAGATCAAGGTCGCAGTCACCATTATCAGGAACGATACAAAGCCCAATAAGAGGTCCACGTATTTTTATAATAAATTGTCATGGTGTTACATTTCCCGATGAGAATGGACACCCTGCAATGATAGATGATGTCCTTGTTGACACATTCACGTCTGTAAAATTTTTACATGGATTTGGGAAATATTTATATAATGCAGAAACCTGCTCCTTTTTCGATGAACCATATAGGTATTTTATAGATAGAATTTTAGAAACAACTAAAGGAAACCCAGGTTTATTGCAAAAAGATGTGCTTAGAGAAACAATTAGTCGTTCATTATGTTATGTTCGCGACGTAAAGCGTGTAATAGTGAAGGACAATTGTAGATTTAAATGTCATCGGATTGGTCGAAGAATGACAGATATGTATATAATGGGGGCGGGTTCTCCTATGGATGACATGGTTATATCTATTGACCCATTTACCGGGGATGAAGAAGATGTTCATGACAAATTTGGACTTAGGCAACTTGATGAAAGACCTGTGATATATGAATCAGGTGTTAGAAAAGAAATAGATAAAGCTTATAACATTGCAATAAGACAAGACGAACGTGAATTGGAGGACTTACGTTCTAAAATATTAATGTTGTCTGATCCACGTCTAAGAACTCAAGAAAATATGGATAAAGCTGAAAAACTTAGAAAACAATATGATAAAAAAAATTTAAAACTTAATACAATTAAAGACGCTTTAAGAGACGCAGTGCAAGGTCCTAAATATAGATATAAAGTTGAAAATCGTGATAAGTATGTCGTTCTCGAAGGTAAACATTATATGATAAAACTTTCCGATGTGATAGAGATTGCGGTTCGTAATGGGACCATTGACCCACGAAAAGATTTTGTTGTTGTAGAAGCATGCAGAAATTTTCGTGGACAATTACCAAGTGGATATGATACTACGAAAAGTCCTGGTAGAGCTGGTAGTGAATCGGATAGTGAAGGTGGAGGAGGTCGTGCGACAAGTAAACATAATCGCAAAAAATATGGTAAAAATAAAGGCAGGAATAAAAATAAAAGGAAAACAATTCGTAACAGAAAATCATCTAAGTTGCATAAGTTCAGTAAATCATGTAAGTCTCGTAAGCGTAACAACTCTTCGTAGTAATCAACAATGTGTACATATGAAGATTTTTCCATCTCCGCGGCAGTGTGCTGAATTCGTTGGGTCATTTGGATACAATATTTCATGCGAAGTCTGTCCATGAATATGAAACTTTGGGAAGACCTCCTCCAGTTTTGAAAGCATTTCGCGTCTTCCTGTATTTATTAAATCATCTTGGATATGTTGCTTCATTCGGAGGCACAGAAATTGTGACAGGGTTTGGAATGCCTCCTCTTCGGTTTGATTGTTATATTTTCGTGAAAATTGACTCCTATCTACAGGAAGTTGAAGGTCATAATCCCAGAAAGTGTCACACGACATGCTCAAGGTAAGATATACAAGGTCGATTTTATTATTTTTGTTGTTGTTGGCGTGACCTCCTTCTGCGAATTGGTTGTTTTGTGTGAAATTGGTGTTTTGGGCCATTTTTGGTTATTTGTATATAAGAAACGGTTTAAGTTCTTATATACATTATATGTGTTTTTTTGGCTTCAATTTTCCAAAGTGTTAAATGTGTTAAGCGTGTATTGTATGGTGGTTTGCGCAAAGCGTTAAAAAGAAGATAAGGGTCAAGAAATTGAGAACCTTTATGAGCGAGAAATGAATCAAGGAATGTAATATTGCGTGG